TGGGATTGACTCTGATCTTAAAGATCCAGTAGGTACGTCTGCTCTATGGTACATCTATGATCCAGTAAATACGGTTTTAGATCCTATCTATGATGTAGGACAGGATATAAGCGCTGGGCTTGGCGGCAGGATGTGGACGGGTCCGTATAAGATCCCAGTAGTTAAAGCTGTAATCTCTCAAGGGCAAGTCAACACATCTGCGGTCGGTTACTACAACTCAGACACCCTACACTTAACCTTTAATATTGAAGATATCCAAAAGGTCTCGCCTAACGTTATTGCTAACCCTGACTTTCAAAACCGTGGCCGCATAATTTGGAAAAACCAAGTTTATCGCCCTTACGGTGTTCAAGAGCGAGGTATTATTGCTGAGCGGTTTACGCTACTAGTTGTTGAATGTATTCAAGTAATGCCAGAAGAGATGGTTAACGATAAGCAGTTTTGGGCGTACGCCACGCCAAGTGCTGGGGAGTCTCCGCCTTCAAACGTTATTACTTACCCACCTTACCCACTATATAATCCACCAACGCCGCCTGACCAATACTTAGATGGAGGAGCCCCGTAATGGCTACAAAAAAGAAATCTTTCTGGGATAAAAAGGACCCAAACCCAGAATCTAGTAGTAAACTAAGCAAAAAGCAGAAGTCATCTGCTAAAGCAAAGGCTAAGGCCGCTGGCCGCCCTTATCCTAATCTTGTTGATAACGCCGCGGCCTCCAGGAAGAAGAAATAATATGTGTAAGTCATGTGGATGCGGTTGTTCAAAGCCAGGCTGTAAGGGTGCTTGTAAGAAAGGCGCTAAGAAATCTACAGCAAAAGGCATGTCTCCAAAGCAGAAGAAGCTTGATGTAGACAAAGATGGCAAGCTAGAGGGCTCTGACTTTGCTGCCCTTCGTAAGAAGAAGAAGTAATGTGCGCGACTTGCGGGTGTGGAGCACCGAAGAACAAGCACGGGATGAAAACATTGCCAGCAGCGAACAAGAAGTTTGCTGCCAAAAAGGCTGTGCCTGCAAAGGGTAAAAAAACCTCTATGGTAAAAAAGAAGGGCATGTAATGGCCCACGATGACAAAAAGTGGACCAAAGGCATGACCCCTGCTCAAAAAGAGAAGTTTGAAACTGAAGATAATAAAAACGACTCTAAACTAGCTAACAAAATTAAGGGCTATATGTCTACGGCTAAAACAGTTCGAAGTAAAGAAAAAGACGCTGCCGCTAAAGCCAAAGAAAAGCCAGCTGCTAAAAAGGCTGAAACTAAAAAGAAGCCAAAAAAGAAGTAAGGTTAAGGCCCCGCAAGGGGCCTTTTTCTTTATACTTATGATGACCTCATGCGAGGTCAAAGCTATACCTTGCGAAGTATGTTGCCCTACTCTTAGGAGACCTGCCATGTCTAATATAGACAAACCAGATGAAGTCGCATTTGCGCGAGCAATTGCCGAAAACCTTCCTTCGCATGAAGACAAGAATAAACAACTGGCTGGCTTGGGTTTAGCATACTTACTAGGTAGAGCGATTAAACATGTCTCAAAATGACAACGTAGATACCCTTGCTTCTGACGCAGCTTACGCGTTAATCCCTATTCTTGAACAGAATCTTCGCCTTGCCGCAGATGCTGGCGGGTGGCCCGATGAAATTATTAAAGAGCTTTCAGTAAAGTTTGATGAGGGTTCCCTTTCTGTTGATTGGCCAGAAAACCTAGAACAGACTATTCAAGATTTAGAATATGGCTCTAAAGGCAACAGCCAGCCAGTACTTCGTAGCTTTATTTACCGATCTGACTCCTATATTAAATCGGTATTAGCTAATCAAACAATTGATTTGCTCATGCAGTATGAGGAGGTGTTTTAATGGGAAATCCTTTTATTGTTGCTGAAGACCTTGCTCTAAAAACTCACCTGTCTGGGCTTACCGTAGCGGATGAAAAGAACGCATCACGTCAAGTAAAGCTTTGGTTTGGGTACCCTGACGTAGAAGTACGCGCTCAGGAATTTCCATTTGTAACGATTGATTTAATTGATATTGTGCCTGCAAATGACCGCCAAACATCTGGTTTTATGTACGACCAGGACTACAACGGAACAGTAGCGGTTAACGCAGCTGGCGCATACGGCTACGAAATCCCTATTGCTTATGATCTTATATATCAAATTACATCCTATGCTCGTCACCCAAGGCACGATAGAGCGCTTATGCTTCAGCTACTAAATAGGTTTCCATCAAAGTTCGGAAAGCTGCCAGTACCTAATCAACTTGGTACAGAAATTGGTTATCGCTCAATGTTCCTTGATGGATTTGTAAAACGAGATGCTGTGGATGGGGAGACTGGAAACCGTCGCCTGCTCCGTAACGTTCTATCAGTACGTGTAGTAAGTGAGATGTCTCCTTCATTGGCGCTCTCTCGAACACCGTACGTAGAAGAAGTGTCTTTGGCTACTACCCCGACTCCCCCTTCTGGATACACACTGGTATAACACATGTCACTTACGAAACAACTTAAGGAGATAATCTAATGGCATTTTCACGCCCTGGGGTGTACGTCCAAGAGACGCTAAACCCTATTCAACCTACAGTTGGGCCAAACTCGGATTCAGTAGCAGCTTTTGTTGGTGCTAATGACCGTGGCCCTACTACACCAACACTAGTTACATCCTGGACTCAGTATGTAAATCTTTTTGGTTCTTGGAACTCAACGTTTTCAAACGATCTTCCAATTGCTGTCTACTTGTTCTTTACAAATGGTGGACGCCAAGCATACATTCTACGCGTAGTTACTACCGATAATGCTACTGCAGGAAACAACGCAGCTGTTGCTACTAAAACACTTAAAGACAGAGCTGGAACACCTGTAGACACCCTTGTACTAAGCGCAAAGAACCCTGGTATCTGGGGTAACGCACTTAGCTACACTATTACAGAGGCTCCAACCACAGGGTATTTTAATTTAAATATCTATTACAACGCGCCAGCAACCCCAACAGATGCGTATATTGTTGAAAAGTTTACAGATTTGAGCATGGTTTCTACTAACGCAAGATACGCTCTAACTGTAATTAATACCTCTTCAACCTATATTACAGCAACACTGCCTGGAACACCTTCAGCAACTACCGCTCCTAATAACAACCCAGCTGTTGCATCAACTCCAGTTGCATTAGCAGGTGCTACAGATGGGCTTGCGCCAACAGCAACAATCCTTACAACTGCTCTGTCTTTGCTTGACCCAATTGACTCATCTTTGGTGTTAAACCTTCCAAACAGAACTGATGCTACTACTATCAACGCGGTGCTTGCATACGCAGCTGCTCGTGGAGATGTGTTTGTTGTGATTGACCCAGTGGCTGGGGCCGTAGTTGGCCCAGTTGCTACCTCTGGAACACAGCTATACATAACAGCAACATATGGAACAAGCACAACTGGATCTTACGGTGCTGTTTACTATCCACAGATTGTAATCAGCGACCCAACAGTTGGTCTTGGCGCTGCTACAGGTACTACACGCAACTCTGCCCCTGGCGGAGCAATTATTGGTTTGTACGCAGCTACTGACGCCGCCCGCGGAGTGTTTAAAGCGCCTGCAGGCATTGAAAGCAGAATTGCTGGAGCAGTATCAGTTACTCCTCTATCAAGTGCTGACCTAGACTCACTAAACAGTGCGGCCGTTCCAGTGAATGCTATTAAATACGTTCCTGGTTCAGGGATTGTAGTTATGGGAGCTCGTACGCTTAAGTCAGGTTATGTAGATCGTTATATTCCTGTTCGTCGTACCCTTATCTACTTACGTAAGTCTCTTAAGGACTTAAGCGATTTTGCAGTGTTTGAGCCAAACGACCCAACATTATGGCGTCAAATTGACGCTACGTTGTCGTCTTTCTTGACCGATTTTTGGGCTCAAGGCGGACTTAATGGGGCAACTCCTGCGCAAGCTTTCTATGTAAAGGTAGATAGCACTAATAATTCACAGTCATCAATTGATAACGGAGAACTTACAATTGAAGTCGGTGTTTCCCTTCAGCGCCCAGCTGAATTCGTAATCATCAAAATCGGTCAGTTTAACGGTAGCACTACCGTTACTGTGGCGTAAAGGAGATAAATAAAAATGCCAGATAGCTCAATTAACAGATTTTCTACGTTGGCGACTGATCCGTTACGTTCGTTTCGGTTTCGCGTAGAGTTCTCAGCGGTTGATAACACGTTCAGTACAAAACTAGTCACAAAGTCAGGTAAGCCAAGCCTTAGTGCTATGTCTACAGGTTTTATTGGTGGATTTACATCTATCAGCGGCCTTAACATCACAACACAGGCTATCCAGTATCGTGAGGGTGGCTATAACACCACTGTTCACCAAGTGCCTGGTATGACTACGTTCTCACCAATCACAATGCAACGCGGTGTTCTTTACGGAAATGACCAAGGCATCACATGGATGCGCGGTCTATTTGCTGCGGTATCGGGTGATGGTATCCAAGCTGGAGCAACAAACGCTAAGGGTTTTCGCGTAAATATGAAAATTTACGTAATGGATCACCCAAACTCACAAGCTAAAAATACTCCACGTATGGGGTTTGATGTCCGTAACGCATGGATCACTCAGCTAAGCTATACCGACTTAAATGCTAATGATGGAGCTCTTCTATTTGAATCAATGAACTTGGTTCATGAAGGCCTATCTGTGTTCTTTACAGACGAATCATTTAAGCCAACCGATAGCCGTAAACTTTCTTAATCAACTAAAAGGAGCACAATAAGTGTCAAACGTCATCACTGATGCGGAACTCGTATCACAATTTGCAAAAAAAGCTATGGAAGAGCCCGAGGCGGTTATTACGTCTCGGGCCCCTTCCGAAACTTCTGTAGACCTTCCTGGTGGATATATTAAAAACGATACCGTCATTAGAACTGCAGAAGTAAGAGAACTGAACGGAGCTGACGAAGAG